CCGTCGCTGTGGAAGACGAGTTGGAAGCCAACGACATTCGTAAGGCAACCGCACAGTTGCGTGCAGCGAACGTCCCAACGTTCAACGGTTTGTACATGGGATTCATCCACCCGGACGTTTCCTATGACCTCCGTTCAGAGACCGGCGCAGCAGCATGGCGTGACCCACACGTCTATGTTGACACCGACATGATTTACAACGGTGAGATTGGTGCTTTTGAGGGTGTCCGTTTCATTGAGACACCACGCGCACCTCTGTTTGCTAACGCATCAAACGGAACCGGTTCAGCCGGTACCATCGATGTGTACGCAACGTTGGTGATGGGCCGTCAGGCTCTCGCTAAGGCACACTCAATCGTTGATGGTAACGGTGCGCTTCCGAAGATTGTCCGTGGTCCTATCACTGACACCCTTGAGCGTTTCCGTCCAATCGGTTGGTACTGGCTCGGCGGTTACGGTCGCTTCCGTGAGGCAAGCCTCCGTCGTATTGAGTCATCGTCCAGCATCGGTGCTAACGCCTGATCTGGTTGACCCTGGTTGCGTTGCCCCCTGCTTCGGCGGGGGGCTTCGCTCTTTCTGGGGTGCTATTATTTAGGGACGACTACTAGGAGTTGACATGAGTATTTCTAATTATGCTGAGAACAAGTTGCTGGACACGATTGGTGGCACGTCGTTTTCGGTGACTGCTGCGTATTTGAAGTTGCATACGGGTGATCCGGGTGAGGATTGTACGGCTAATGCTGCGACGGAGGCTACCCGGAAAGCTGTGTCGTTTGGTTCTGCTTCGGGTGGTTCGATGGCTTCGTCTGGGACTGTTGAGTGGACGAATGTTTCTGCGTCTGAGACTTATTCGCATTGGTCGTTGTGGACTGATCCGTCGGCTGGTGATCCGTTGTGGTCTGGGGCGTTGGCTTCGTCTGCTGCTGTGACGGCTGGTGATACGTTTCAGATTACGTCGTTGACGTTGACGTTGGACTGATGGCAACTAATTTTCCGGGTTCTTTGGATTCGTTTACGAATCCGTCTGCTTCGGATGCGATGGATTCTGTCACGGTTCCTCATGCAGATCAGCACGCTAATTTGAATGATGCTGTTGAGGCTTTGGAGTCGAAGGTTGGTGTTGATGGTTCGGCGGTAACCAGTTCGCTTGATTATAAAGTGAACGCACTACCAAGAGGCGTGATAGCAAAAGCACAAAGAACTACGTCTTTTACTTTAAACACAACTTCGACAACACTTTTGTCTGTTACTTTTAATGCCGATTCATCGCGCCTTTATCTAATTATGGGTCACGGCTTGCCAGACAACATTAACGCAGTTGGTTTTGAAGAATTAGGGATTTTTATTGACGGTACGTTAAGACAAGCAAACCCTATTGCATATCTGAGCACCAGTTTAGACCTTGGAACGTCAAACCCTTGGTTGTATTATTCTTACCCGTCAAGCGGTTCCTCAACCGTTGAATTAAAAGGTAAGGTTGGCGGAGGAGCAACTTCAGGGCGAATTTATGCAGATTCGTCTGTCCCAACTCAACTAATCGTTTTGGATGTAGGCGGCTCATGACCACGAACTTCCCCTCTAGCATTGATGCGTTCACGAACCCAACATCGGCTGACACGTTAGATAATCCGCCGCACGATCAACAGCACGCCGATATTAATGACGCTATGGAAGCGGTGCAAACGTCGTTGTTGGATGGCGCCCCGTTGCATATTGATGACGATAACGAGCGTGTCGGTATCGGTACGGCGACACCTAGCGAAACCCTTGATGTCCGCTCAGCGAATGACAATACGTCTGTGTTCCAGCACACAACTAATGGGTCGGACGCAAGAATTGAATTGAGGGCACCTGAGGCTGGGGGAACAAGCCGTGCAGGTCAAGTCTTTTTTGATCCTGACGCTAATTTTGTTGGGTTTCGCAATGGGAACATCAACGCTATGGGTGTTGATTCGTCTGGCAACGTCGGTATTGGCACAACCAGCCCTGACGCAATTTTGCATGTCAATGGAGCGGGTGGGGTAAACGTCCCTATGTATGTGACTTCTACCGACTCCGTAGCGGGTATTGCATTTTCTGATAGCGACTCAACTTCTGCGACGGAAGTGATTATTGCGGCTGTCGGGGACGACATGCGACTCACTGCTGGCGGCTCGGCGCGTATGCTTATTGACTCGTCTGGCAATGTTGGTATCAACGATACCACGCCGTCGTACACGTTGGATGTCAACGGAGACATCAACACCACAGGCGACCTACGCATCGGTGGCACAGCGGTCGGCATTTGGCAAGACTGGACACCTTCGTACCTAAACTTCAGTGCTACCACCTCCCGTGCGAAATATGTGCAAGTGAACGACCTTGTTTTCATTGACTTACAGGCACAGTTGACCAGCACAGTTACTGCAACAATGTTCATTGACGGTCTGCCCGTTAACGGTTCGGTAAACACAGACCTTTACGCTATCGCACGCGATGCTTCGAGTAGCGTTACTTACCAATCGTATCAGGTACAGACTTCAGGGCAGACTGCTCTTCGTTTTTGGGGTTCTGTTGGCGGGACAGGCGTAAGCAATTGGTCTGTCAGTTATCCGACTACTTGGGCATCAGGTGACTACATATACATTAAGGGATACTACAGGGCGATATGATTATCTATTTGTACGACAGAACAGAACCTGGCGAAATACCGCCAGAACGCTACGACGAGTTGGGTATTGACTTGACGGTGCCAGACCTACCTGATGAGGTGTGGCTAGAACGTATGCGTGTTGAACGTGACCGTTTGCTGGCTCAGTCGGATTGGGCTATGACAAGTGACGCACCAACAGATAAAACTGCGTGGGGCAATTATCGTCAAGCCCTACGTGACTTCCCTGCTATTTGGACACCTGCCGAAACAGCAGAATTCCCTGACCCGCCAGAGGCCAACTGATGACCACCAACTTTCCGTCCAGCATAGATAACTTTACGAACCCGACATCCAGCTCGACGATGGCTTCGCCGTCGCATTCTGCTCAACATGCGGATGTGAATGATGCGGTGGAGGCTATTGAGACTGCCCTGTTGGATGGCGCACCGTTACATATTGATGACGCTAACGAACGAGTAGGTGTTGGCACAACGACACCATCTTCGCCGCTTCATATCAAAGCAGATTCTTTTGATATGTTGTCGTTGGACAGAACCGATAACGCCAATGTCGATCAGCAGGTCATATTGACTCCAACTTATTCTGGTTCAGGAAACACGGCGTTCGCCATCAAAATTGGTGGCGAGATCATGCGGGTCACCGAAGCAGGCAATGTCGGTATCAACGACACCACACCGTCGTACACGTTGGATGTGAACGGTGACATCAACAGCCAAACAGATGTGTTGGTATCAGGAACATCGCTACCAAGAGGTCTGCTCGCTCGTACGGCAACTAGTGGCGACGCAACTTTTGGAACATCGGCGGTTGCGCTCATGAGCGTAACGTTCACTATTGCAACTAGCAGAAAGATTTTGCTAATGGGTGTAGTCCCGTTGATCGACAATACGTCGTCAGCGATGCAAGTGGGCGTGTGGCTGACTGATGACAACACAGTTCCGTTATCTGGCGCATGGAACGCAACCTACAACAACGTGCCGTCGTCGGGTTACAGTTTCGACACGACAGTGATTACGGGGCGAACGTTCAGCACAGGAACTCACACCGTCTACACTATGGCGTTCACAACAACAGGAACAGCACGAATGAACAACGCAGGCGGTTATCGCTACGGAGAAATGCTGGTCTATGACATGGGAGCAGGCTGATGGTAGTACGTTGCAACATGAAAGGCGAAACGGCGGAAGATTACGAACAAGAAATGCGTTGGCACCGTGACGCATTTCTAGGTGCTAGCGATTGGACTCAGATGCCTGACAGCCCGCTAACCGATGAGCAACGACAAGCATGGGCAACATACCGACAGGCGTTGCGTGACTTCCCGGCAACTTGGACACCATCCGAGACAGCAGAGTTCCCTGACCCGCCGCAGGAGTAACCGATGAGTCGGCTGTACGAATCCTCCACCGACTACGAAGAACACATAACGTACGCCGGAAACACCGTAGAACAAGACTACGACAACCCCGACTACCTATACGACCGGGAACAACTCACCTACGAAGGCACCACCGCCAACGTATCGCAAGGCTACGCATCCACAGCCCTGACCTACTCCACAAACACCACCGGCTACAACGGGTCACGCACACTCGACACCACAGCAACCGGAACCGGCACCGGCAGCTCCACCACCATAGGTGTTCGCATAGCGTTCCGCACCGCCACAGGTGACGGCACCGGCACCTCAACAGCAACAGGTTTACACGTCGCGCCACGCACCGCCACAGGTGAAGGCACAGGAACCTCTGCTACAACCGGCCTTCACATTGCGCCACGCACCGCCACAGGCACCGGCACAGGCACATCCAACAACGCCATCCTGCACAAACTATTACGCACCGCATACGGCAGCGGAGGCGCAAGCACCGGAGACAGCGCAACCGGACTTCACATCGCACCCCGAACAGCAACAGGCGAAGGTGACGGAACCTCTGCTGTTGTTCAGGTACGCACCACGTTCGCTACAGGCAGTGCGACAGGGGCAGGAACCTCAACTGCGATCGGTGTCCATATTGCTCCACGCACCGCTACAGGCTCAGGTGACAGCACCCAAACCGCCAGCGGACTACACATCGCCCCACGCACAGCCACCGGAACAGGAACAGGCACAGCCACCTCCATCGGCGCACGCTTCGTGTTCCGTGCAGCAAGCAACACCGGCAACGGAGCAGACATCCCAGCCACCTGGACAAAGAGCTTTATCTTCCGGCCACCCGTCGAAGCAGACTTCCCGTGGGCAAACTACCATTCCGCAACCCCAGCAAACCGGCTGTTCTCACGACTCACCCCCGGCGAACGCCGACTTAACGTCTACAAACTCAGCGACGGCACTTACACCTCAATAGATCCACGCAACGACAACGCTGTCGTCAAAATCTATTTCGGTTCACACGAAAACTTTGTGACCGCAGAAGAAAAAGCAGACCTAGTAGCAGCAGGATACGATGTGACCTGATGGCAACATTCACACCACCCACCGACAACCTTCACCACTTCTCAGATTTTGATGTGGACATCCCGTGGAACGAAGAACAACGGTTAGCGTTCCGATTCCTACAGCACTACCGGCCAAACCCCCGTGGACGAAACATCTACAAACTTGATGACGGCACCTATGTAGAATCAGAACCGTCAGATATGTCAACAGTTATCCACACCTATCAAGGGGGTCACGACCATGAAGTTTCCGCTACCGAAGCGGCAAGTCTTACTGCTGCGGGTTACGGCGACTATATTTCGTGACTATGAAACATCGTGAAGTACATCCAACGCTTGATATTGAAGGCTGTTTCGGCTGTCGGATTGCGGGCGTTTCGTTCGCAGCGTCATCAATGCCGTCCCGAAAGATCGAAAATAATCGTATTGAAGCCACAGAACGTCAATGGTCTAAAGACATGGATGCCTATAAGCGGCTCAAACAGGACGGTTTGCAACCAGCCAAAATTGATGGGGCGAGGGAAATCGAGCAGAAAGCTACCCACCGCTCGCAGGTAGAGACTGGCATTCTGTAGTACAATTAGCGCATGGCTGTGTATCAGGGCAAGAACGTGGAGTTGGATTCTCCTCGTCGTATCCGTAAGGGTGAACCTGGTTATGGCCGTAAGAAGTCTGTCGTGTATGTGAAGGACGGTTCACGGGTTAAGAAAGTTATGTTTGGCGATCCGAACATGAAGATCAAGAAGCAAGATCCTGCCCGTAAAAAGTCGTTTGATGCACGCCATAATTGTGATAGTCCGGGTCCTAAAACTCAGGCTCGGTATTGGTCTTGTAAGGCTTGGTGAATGATGCCTGGTATGAAGAAGACAATGAAAGAATATAAGGCTGGCAAGTTGAAGTCTTCGTCAGGTAAGAAGGTGACGAACCGTAAGCAGGCTATTGCTATCGGCATGTCGCAACAGAAGAAACGGAAAAAGTGATGACTGTTTACGGCGGTAAGTACATGAAGAACAAGAAGCGGGCTGCGTCAAACGGTCCCGGTTCAAAGTCGTTTGGTCCCGCTCTATCCACAGCAGAGGCTAAAACAGGTAAGAAGAAGTGACTACAGCCGGTCAACTCATTGACCGTGTTGCTGGCGAACTGCTGGCAGGAACGGTAGAGGAACGCAACAAACTTGCGACAGGTGTTGACGCGTCCGCAACCACGTTGACGTTCACCTACCAGCTGTCAGGTTTGCGTGAAGGCTCAATGTTCGAGATCGGTTCAGAACAGTTTTATGTGTGGACAACAAACTCGTCCGCCAAATCTGCTGTAGTCGAGCGTGGCTTCAACGGCACCACCGCAGCATCCCATGACGCTAACGACATTACGACGGTGAACCCACGGTTCCCTCGGTCACGAGTGTTGCAACAGTTGAATGCCGACCTAGCAGATTTGTCATCACCGTTAAACGGCCTGTTCCAAGTTAAAACTGTTGATATTGCTTACAATGGTAGCGACCGGATGGTGAACATTACAGGTGCAACCGACATCCAAAACCTGATTGATGTCCGATACCGTTACCTGTCTGACGACTACCCAATTATTCGTGATGTTCGTTTGCTGTCTGATATGCCGACCTCCGATTTTGCGTCAGGGTTCGCGTTAGCGTTCGATTCGTATGTCCGGTCAGGCACCATCCGTGTCGTGTACCGAGCGCCGTACGGCTCGTTCAGCGCAGAGTCTGACACCGTTGCCGATGTTGGCGGTTCCGACTATCTGGATGACGTGCTGGCGTTAGGCACACAGATGCGTTTGATGGCTGGCCGTGAAGTTAAACGCAACTTCACCGAGTCGCAGGGCGATACCCGTCGAGCTGAAGAAGTGCCGTCTGGTGCTGTAGCGAACTCAATGTTGCAACTACAGCGTTTGCGTCGTGACCGTGTGATGGCTGAAGCTGCACGTTTGAACCGTCAGTATCCTTTGCGTATCCGAAAGTAGGCGGCGATGTCGCTGATTACTTACACCACGCCGTTCACGGGTGGACCGTCGTTTTACACAGGTATTTCTGGTGCCTCCGATTTGGTGCCACACATTTTTCCGGTCGCTATTGATGGCCGCCCGTACATGCTGGACACTGCGTCTGGCCGGTATGCCCGCACGTTTGAGGCACGGTTGAGGGATTCGGTTGACCAGTCTGATGTCCCTGGTGAGGCTGCGATTAACCCGCAGGGGTTGTGGAGGCGTGGTCAAACGTCTTGGCATTTCGGTTTCAACCAGAAGTATGGGGATTTGCCTGACAGTAATGTTGAACGTTTTGAGGCTTCGTTGGGTGTGGATGTTTGGACTGAGGGCGAACTCACGTTGTTGAACGATGTGAAGGTGTCGTTGTCTACGTCTGGCACGAATCTGTTTTTGGCTGTTGTTGGTGACGAGCTGTGGTGTACGGATGGCTCGAATGTGAAGTACACGACTGATCCGTATGCTACGTCACCTACTTGGGCAACGATTACAGGCCCCGGCACGATTCGGGACATTCAAAGTATCGGTAGTGACGCGTATGTCGTGTTCCCTGGTACTGGTTCCACGCGGGGCATTGTAAAGGTTGATGGCGGTACGCACACGTTGGCTGGTACAGCAACAGCGTACGGTGTCCAGTTTGACAAGGTTGGTTACGCTAAAGGACGGCTAGTTGCGAGCAGCACAACGTCAAGCGAACTGTGGTTTGACCCGTCCGGTAACAACCCGCCCGCAGATTACACGCATCCTGATGAAAATTTCCGTTGGGTTGGTTTCGCAGCCGGTCAGAACGCTATCTACTGTGCAGGATATTCCGGTCAGAAATCGTTGATTTATAAGGTGACCATCCAATCGGATGGCACGTTGGACACCCCTGTTGTTGCAGCTGAACTGCCGTTCGGTGAACGTGTTTACAGTCTCGCCGGATATTTGGGGTACATCCTTATCGGCACCAACGAAGGTTTACGGTACGCCTCCGCTGACGCAGACGCAAACCTTGTCCTCGGACAAACCATCGCAGGAACAAACCCGATCCTGTGTGCTGACGGCTACCAACAATACGTTTGGGTTGGTGTCACCGATTACACGGGGGATTACACGGGGCTTGGCCGTATCGACCTGTCACATTATGTTGACGTGAACGTTCCTGCCGCAGCCCCCGACCTGATGTATGAAGGTCAGGGTGACGTGCAAAGTGTTGCCACGTTTGACTCGAAACGGGTATTCACGGTGTCGGGTGTTGGTGTGGTGGTTGAGGACACAGCGAGCCTGATGGCTTCCGGTTACTGTGAGACTGGTACTTGGCGTTGGGGTATTCCTGATCCCAAGTTTTTGGCGTTCTTTGACCTTGAATATGAGGCGTTGAACGGCAGTATTGACGTAGATTACGCCTATGACGGCGGCAACTATGAGCGTCTTGGCACAGCAAACGCGCAAGGTGGCTCGTTAACTTCTTTGTCTGGTTTAGATAAAAAGTTCCGGCAAGCCAAATTTAAAATCACGTTGAACCGTGACACCGTTACCGCATCTGAGGGTCCTGTGCTGGCACGTTGGCAGGCTAGAGCTGTGCCTGCACCGTCACGTTCCGAGTTGTTCCAGGTGCCGGTGTTGTTGCATCAACGCATCAACCGTTTCAACCGGGAATACAACGTGGATGTTGAGTTTGAGTTGAACAAGCTGCGGGATCTTATCCATAATCCTCGTGTTATCCAATACCAAACAGGCACGTCAGTCTACAAAACTATTGTTGAGAGTGTAGAATGGGTTCCTGTCGATCAACCTAACGACGACTATATTTTTGATGGTACTGCAACGGTGACGTTGCGGTCGCTTGTGGAGTAACTATGGCTAAGACACGCAGATCGTATACAGGGGCTTCGGTTTCTACGATTACCCAATCAGATATCAACGCGTCTGGCACAAACAGTTTCACTGTTGAATCAGCTACGAATTGGCCGTATGGTGCTGACCCGTTTTATGTGGTGTTGTCTCCTGGTACTGCTTCTGAAGAAAAGATACTGGTTACTCGGACTAACGCGGGTGATACGACGTTAAACATTTCGTCTGATGTTGTTCGTGGTTTGGACGGTACGTCTGCGGTGACGCATGGTTCTGGTGCGACGGTGTATCCGGTGTTTACCGCGGTGGATGCTGACGAGGCTAACGAGCTGGCTTCGATGTGGGAAGCAAAGGGTGACATTGTTTCGCATGGTGCGTCTACGTTTGCTCGTTTGGCGGTTGGTTCTGATGACACGGTGTTGATTGCTGATGCTTCTGCGTCGTCTGGTTTGGCGTGGGGTAAGGTTAATACTGCGAATATTACTAATGATGCTGTGACGAACGCAAAGATTGCTACTGGTGCTGTTGGCACTACAGAGCTTGCTAATGATGCGGTGACAAACGAAAAGATTGATGCTGGTGCTGTTGGCACTACAGAAATTGCTGCTGGGGCAGTTGAGTACGACAATTTAGATAGCGTTGTGCAGTTGAAGTTCCCGCAGGGAATTGTGGGTAACTTGTCGGCAAGCGGTAGTTATACATCGGACGCTTTGAGAGATTCTGTAACGGTTACAGCGACTAACCGTCTTATGATGATTGTTGTCGAAGCCGACGATGTGACCCAATGGGAAGTAAGAAAGAGCGGCGCAGGGACTTTGATTCGTACCGACAAAACTAACGAAATTGATGTTTTTGGTTCTGGAACAGTTCGGATGTATGTGCAATCGTCAAACACGACTTACGAATTGTGGAACGACGGAAGCACAGGCGGTTTTACGGCTTCGGGTGTCGCTTACATTGTTGATCTTGGGCCATCGTGATTCATCTCATGTCTAGCATCGTCAACCCGCACCTCGCAATCAACTTCCAAATAAAGGCACACTGATGGCAAAACGTAGATACACCGGATACGACAAAACCGCAAAGCGTAAGCGAGCAGGTTTAGAAAAACTTGTTGACCTTCTTGAAGCCGAGTTCGGTTTGTGGAACAACGGCACCTACGGTGTTCGAGCGAAGCGTGGCAAGTCGGCCTCCAATTTAAGTGTTCATTCGACCGGCCGCGCCAGTGACCTTTCTTGGCGTGGCGCACCGTACAAGGGTTCCGGCAAGTATGAGGATGCCGTCAAACTGATGGACTTCTGCGTTCAACATGCTTCTGACCTACAGATTGAGGCCGTGTTTGATTACTACCCGAAGCCACATGGCCGTGGCTGGATGTGTGACCGTGACGCATGGAGAGTGTACGACCGGAAGGCGTTCTCTGGTTCACCTGGCGGCGATTGGGTGCATATTGAAATTTCAAATAAGTATGCAGATGACCCTGACTATTACGAGCAGAAGATGGCTGAACTGTTGGGCAACAAGAAGCCTGCCCGCAAACCAGTCGCAAAGAAAGCTGCTGCTCCTGCGTATCCTGGCAAGTCGTTGCGTAAAGGCTCAAAGGGTGACGACGTGAAACTCGTACAGGAAAAAGTCGGTGCCTATGTTGATGGCGACTTCGGTCCCAAAACAGAGAAGTCCGTGAAAGCATGGCAGGCTGACAACACCGCATGTTGCGGTCCAAGTGACGGGATCGTTGGTCCTAAAACTTGGGGTTGCATGTTTGGCTGACGGTGCGCCGTGGCCTTCTTACTTGCAGCCAGCTTGCTCTGGCTTCATTGTTTGTCGTCGCTGTGTTCGCTCCGTTGTCTGCGTTTGCGGACTCGGTGACAATCACTGAAGAAACCGACATCTTTTTCACGGTTGACGAGCAAAGCCTCGTCGTGATTTACGGCAACAGCAATCAGCCCTGTGAGTCTGCGACTGTTGACCCGTATCTGTGGCTGTATGACGGCAAAGACACGCTGATCGCATACGACGACGACGGCAACTTCAACGATCAAGACCAGTGTGTGTCAGCGAAACTGTATTTGACGTTGGACGCTGGTGATTACCGTCTGCGGGCAGGCTATTACCCTGAGCAGTTGGGGCTTGGAAATACCCCTGAGTGGGGTGACGGAACATACGAGCTGTTGTCTGAGATAAACTTGTCTACAACTACTACATCTAGTACAACTACAACAACGACAAGCACAACAACCACTACATCTAGTACGACTACGACAACGACATGGCCTTCTACCACGACAACCACCACCTCGGTTCCTGCACCGGCACCGACAACTGTCCCTTCCTCTACGACGACAACCACCGCCGTTACCACCACCACTACGATCCCAACGACCACTACATCGCCGTCAACCACCACGATCCCAACGACCACTACTACGTCAAGTACAACAACGACGACGATCCCGCCGACTACTACGTTGTCACCGACGACAACATCATCATCGACAACAACGGTCGCGCCTACCTCGACGACTTCAACTATCCCGCCGACTACAAGTACGACAAGCACAACAGTCGCAGCAACCACAACTTCGACGACCACGACGACAACAGTTGCGCCCACGACGACTTCTTCGCCATCTACGACTACATCAAGCACGACGACGGCTGTATCCACCACTACACAGCCCACCACGACTGTCCCCACAACAGTTGCAAGCCCGCCACCGCCACCAAATGATGCACCTATCGCAGAGAAACAGGCGTTCGAGGAACAAGTAAATATCTATTCCACCCCCGGATATGATGACTATGTGCCTGCTGGTTCAACCGTTGATGTCGCTACTCGTCGCACAGTGACCGCCGCATCTGTCATAATAGGAAGTGTCCCGACCGTGATGTCCCGCAGGAGACTCAAATGAAACATCTGAGAACCCTGTTAGAAGCTCTCATAATGGCTGGAGGTCTGCTGCTGGTGATCATCACGTTGTCGGGGCAAACAAGAGACATCGCAATCGGCATATCTATTGCTTCCGTGATATTCTTTGTACTGTCAGAACTCGTACCTCCAGAGGATTAAACATGACCGCAGTAGTAGTAAAGCGACTTGTCGCAACGTTCGTAGCAGCCGGTGTACCTAACGTGTTGGCTGGAGCCATTGTTGATGTGGCTGTTTGGAAGTCCGCTGTGATGGCTGGTGCTATCGCCGCTCTTGGTGCGGTACAGACGTTAGCTGCCGCTTACAAAGCGGATGGCGAGTTGACCGACGAAGATGTCGAGTCAGCGTTCAAAGGCTGATCTGCTGTGCCAACGTGGGCAGTAATCGTGTTGGCGGTTCTCGCCCCCGGTGGCGTTCTCACCGTTCTCATTGAGCGTATGCGCCGTGAAAACAACCGTGACCACAACCGTAACAGCGAGTTGTTGCAACAGATTGATGGCAAGGTTGACAAGATCGACAATCGTTTAGATTCTCACATGGATTGGCACGCGCATCACGACTGACTTGGTGTACAATCTCTAGTCCCATGTCGCTAGATTCTCACACCATCCTTGACATCCGCTGGTTTCTTAGTAGAGTTGTTCCTCGTGGACCAGATGAAGCTTCTCGTTTGGTTCACCTGATGAGTCAACTCAACCAGGAGGAAACCAATGGGATTAGCGGACGACATAAGGAACGCACCAACTAGCACTAACCTTTGTTGCGTTACTAGAGCAAGAAAACATTTCAAGGGCGAAGACCTAAAAATGTTGAACGAAGTAATTGAGATAATTGCGAAACGGCCAGCGGGTCAAAAGTATGGCGATGGACCTTCTCAGGTTTGGCTTGCCAATACGTTGACCAACAACGGGTTTAAGGTTAGTCCTAAAACTTTAAGCACCCATTTCCGTGGGGAGTGTGCTTGTGGCTCTGTCTAAAGATTTGCAAGAGGGTCCACCTCCCGCCAAGAAAGAAGTGTTAGGCAAGATCGCCACGCTTCTTGACCGTAACGGGATTGATGTTGACGAGGTGGGTCGCATTACCCGTGTGTCGTTGTACCAGTCGTTGACAAAAAACGATGAGGGCGAAGCAGAAATCCATGACCTTGTTGGTGTGCAGTTGTCACCATCTTGGGAGGATGGTCCACAGTGGGACCCTGTGTCGCAGGCTGCGCCTGTCAAATGCTCTGTAAGGCCGGTGAAAGGGCTTCCAAAGCCCGAAGGATGGCAGACCGCTGTCATTGTGCCCGACATCCAAATCGGCTACTACAGGGACGTACACGGCGAGCTTATTCCGACGCACGACGAGGACGCAATCAGCCTGTGCATGTCCATGATCCGTGACTTGAACCCCGAAAAAGTTGTTTTGGTTGGCGACAACCTCGATCTTCCGACGATGGGCAAATACCGTTTGAGTCCCGCATTTGCGGACAGCACTCAGGCATCCATTGACAGGATGGCGACACTTGCTGCTGAATTGCGAGCTTGCGCGCCGAACGCAGAAATCCAGATGCTCGCTGGAAACCACGAAGAAAGGCTCGTCAACTATGTCTTGGACAACGCGTCAGCGGCGTTTGGAATACGGAGGGGTAACAGCCCTGATTCTTGGCCTGTTATCAGCGTTCCTTATCTTTGTCGTTTCGATGACCATGATGTTGAGTTTGTTCCTGGTTACCCGACATCCTCTGTATGGATCAACGAAAAACTCAAAGTCATACACGGCAACAAAGTTAATTCGAACGGCGTTACGGCCACAAAATATCTCAACGACTCGAAAGTTTCGGTTATTTACGGGCATATCCACAGGCGTGAATGGGCTGAACGTACCCGACAAGACTGGGACGGAGCCAAAACTATTATGGCCGCATCCCCTGGCACGCTCGCAAGAACGGACGGCGCAGTTCCTTCAACACGGGGATCACTCGACTTGGACGGAAGACCGATTCTCAGCGACGGCCTTGAGGATTGGCAACAAGGTGCAGCGGTAGTCACATTCCAACCAGGTGACGGCAACTTCTTTTACGAACAAATACCCATCCATGATGGGCAGGCATGGTTCAGAGGCAAGTTGTACACTTGTGATTGATGAGTAATCTTCTGACTTGCCCTCTCTGCGGAGAGGTGTGGCCTGCGAACACGGGTCGTCGGTGCCGTGAATGTGATAGACATGGTGAACCGTACGATGGCGAGGACGAATGAGCGAAATCTATGACGACGAAGACAACACTTGGCCGCTCGTTGTGTGCCAATGGAAAGATGCTCATGCTGGTGGGGATAGTAGTTGGACTCACACAGCAACCTACAAACCTGAAGAGGTGCATGTACTAAGTAGCGGCTGGGTGTGGCCGAAATGTTTAGAAGGTCACCTGACGCTTGTTAGTTCCACCATTGGTGAACCCAAAGAACCCGAAGTGGTGGGCGATATCATTCATATCCCGTGGGAAAGCATTTTGGCTGTGTTCTCGTTAGCCATGAATGTTCCTGTGAACTGGATGTCCGAAGACTTTTAGTTTGCAAACTGTTACACCCTTCTGGTAGAACTATCTGCGTCTACTGAAGGAGGGACATGAGAAGAAGCACTATTTCTAAACCTGAGCATGGCTCAATCGAATGGTTACGGCTACGTCACCGTGACGAAACCGGATACCCTGTCGTGTCAGCAAGTGAAGCTGCTGCTGTGCATGGCGAGCATCGGTTCAAAACAAAGTATGCGTTAGCGGCAGAGAAACTTGCTGCTGAACCTGAGGTCACTGAAACAAACAGGGCTATGGAACGAGGCAACCGTCTTGAACCAGTCATTTTGCAGTGGGTGGCTGACGAGATTGGTGAACAGGTTGTCACACCTGAAGTGATGTACACCGTCGTTAGCGGGGGTGCGTCACTTATCGCCACATTGGATGGCATTGTCGGTGACCAAGAGAACCCTGATCGTGTTGTTGAAATCAAAACGTACGGCAAAGTATGGGACCCGCACGCAGACATCGACGGGTACGGTCCGTTACCTGCCTACTGGTTTTGGCAAGGGGTGCATCAAGCTGCTTGTGCAGGTGTTGATGAAGTGTTGTGGGGTATTTTTGACAGCACCCTTGACCTGCATTTGTACACGCAAAAGATGGAAGGCAGCATCATCGGTAAGCATGTTGGCCGTGTGTCAGATTTCTGTCGGCATATCGCAACTGGCATTATCCCTGACGAATGGGAACACACCTATGAGGACATCGCTAAAGCGTTGCCGGTAGATGAAGAGTCCCGTGAGATTGACGAATATGAAGCGTTGATTTCTCAGTTGCGTGTGGTGCAGGCAGAGAAGAAAGATGTGTTGGCACGCGAGGACGAACTGAAAGCCGAACTTGGGTTGGCATTGGATGGTTCTACTGCTGGCACTATCGGCGGGAACCTTGCGGTCACCTGGAAACAGCAGTCACGTTCAGGGTTCGATCAAAAAAGATTTGCGTCGGAACATCCCGATCTGTATAGTCAGTATCAGACCAGCAATACGTTCCGTGTGTTGCGGTTACTAGGAGGAAAGTAATGGACGAACCGAACGCAGAGAAACTGCGTCTTGTTTTAGACAAGTATGCGGTGCCTGACCCCAAGATTGTAGGCAAGTTGCCTCGGGGCAACATCAAGTTGGACTATGTGGGTCACGCTGAGATCACCCGCATCCTGACAGAGATTGACCCGCTGTGGGAATGGAAGCCGTTGAAGATTGACGACGACGGTTTGCCTGCGTACCGTGTTGAGAACGGCATGGCACACATGGCTGGAGCGATGACGTTGCTCGGCCACACCAGGCTCGCTATCGGTAGCGCACCTCACAACAAACAAGATTTGTTGAAAGAGTTGGTGTCTGACTTTATTCGTAACGGGGCTATGCGTTTCGGTGTTGCCCTGTCGTTGTGGAGCAAAGAAGAATGGGCTGACGACTCGGCACCCGCACCAAAGAAGAAAGCACCAGCGAAAAAGCCTGAACCTGCACCGGTCGCAGACACACATCAAATAGATCCTGCACGCATCGGCAAATTCAAAGCAGCTTGCGCTGTCGCCGGACTCGCAGTAGAACAAGTCACATTCCATGCCGGTGTAGATAACCTTGACACCGCAACGCTAGAAGACTTTGACAAGTTAAGAGCATCGTTCGACCAACTCAAGGAGCAAATGAAATGAACCGTATCCAAATCAGCGGTAACGTCGGGCGTGAACCCGAACTTAAATACTCGCAGAACGCTATGGCAATCCTGAAGTTCAGTGTTGCCGACACCACAGGTCGTGACGACAAAAAGAAAACGATCTGGCACTCAGTCACAGCGTTCGGTGACCTCGCAGAACATGCAGCAGTATCACTTGCCAAAGGCACCCGTGTCGTTGTTGAAGGCAAGCTGACAGAAGATACCTACACCAACAAAGAAGGTGTAGAAGTCACCCGTATGCAGGTGTTGGCTGACGACATCTCGTTGTCAATCAGGTTTGGTGGCATCGAGCGCGTTGAGGCACCAGCATCAGAACCACAACTGATAGACGAAGCCCCGTTCTGACACGGGCAAGGAGGAAACATGAACAAAATCTTTATGGTCACCCGCAGGTTCCGTGAAGGAAGGACACCGTACATGGCTGTCCTGCCGTCAGATATGTGGCGAGTACGCAGAGCATACGAAGGTATGCGGAAATCTGGACTCAACCAGTTTGATGCACGACTCCATGTGTACCGGCTGCTATCAACAGGTTCTACATCTCGTAGCAGTGTAGAAATTGAGAACGAAACACGCGACGAACGGCTACTCAAAGTCTTCTGACATGGCAAGACCCGTAAAGAAGGTAAACTGGTGGTGCCGCACATGCGGCCAGACGCTCACCACATACCGACCGTTGCTGTCAGCCCCAATGCACTCGTGCGGGGCAGGGAAGCGACGCAAAACTATGGAGGAAGTAGATGAGCCGCAACAAACAAAAAGGGACAGCATTTGAAACGCTGGTCGTACGCTGGCTTGCCGAACACGGATTTCCGCACGCTGAACGAAGGGCGTTAGCAGGAACCCATGACCTCGGAGACATCACCGGCACACCAGGGTTGGTGTGGGAATGTAAGAATCATAAGACGCTCTCGTTCTCGGAGTGGCTGGAAGAAGCTAGCGTGGAACGTGCTAATGCTTCTGCTGATTATGGCATCGTTGTAGCAAAACGTCGAGGCAAGGGTGACGCTGGCGACCAGTACGCCGTGATGCGACTCGCTGACCTCGCCCGTCTACTTAAAGAAGCCGGATACTGACCGGAGTCTGCCATGAAAATCATTTCTTGGGTAGTGTTCCTTGTCATATCCATGCTTGGGTACAACGCAACTACTGAAGCCCCAACAGAGGTGGCTCCCCCTACCTCCACAATCGCTTCAGACCCCCCTAGATTGCGTTCTAAGGCGAGCAACACGACAACCACGACAACGACTGCGGTTTTTACTACGACCACCACCACTGAGCCGATCCCTGCAATCGAAACCGCACGATACCCAGACCTGTGGATAACTGCCGTTGAAGCTGGATGGCCGACCGACCGACTACCAACACTAGACCTCATCGCATACCACGAATCACGAGGACAAACAGATGTTGTCGGCACCGGCGCATACGGCGTACTCCAAATCCAATGGTCAGCACACCACGAATGGCTGACAACAGAACTCAACATCACCGAACCCGAACAACTATTCGACCCGCTCACCAACATGGTTGCCGCACTTTGGCTAGCCGAATACGCCGAAACAAACTACGGATGCTGGGCGCAACCCTGGTACATGAGCCTAAAAAACCCTTACAAATACTGCACATGAAACGAAACAGAGACATAGTTTGGTTGCCCCTCTCACAAATCTTCTTCGACCCAGACAAAGAAAAATGGAGAGACAAAGCTGCCTGCAAAAACGTATCACTCGGAACATTCTTCCCCGAAAAAGGCGCATCAACAAAAAGAATCCAAGAAGCAAAAGCAATCTGCAACACCTGCCCCGTCAAACAAGACTGCCTTGAATGGGCAGTGCAATTCTCAGAACGCTCACTCATGGGCATATGGGGTGGGATGACACCAAACGACAGACGGGTAGAACGCAAACGGCTAGGGTTAAAAGACGATGACACCCGACTGGATGACTGAAGCCGCCTGCAAAGGAGCAGACCCCGACTGGTTCCACCCACCAGACGGCTACCCCTCACTGAAAGAATACGGGTTAGCAATCTGCAAGCACTGTCCAGTCAAACAAGACTGCTTAGAGTACGCACTCTCATTCAAGCTCATCGAAGATCATTACGGCATCTTCGGTGGCACCACACCAGTAGAACGACACCGGATACGCACCGGCAGAATACATGAACGCAACAAACCAGGCCCGAAAAAACAAATCATCACAGGGTTAGATGACACAGGAGACAACTATGGAACTAGACGAAACAGCATTTGAGCATTGGGCAAAGATAGGGTGGCTGGCAGGCTGGTGTTCACCGCCCGTTTGCGTTACCCATGACGGTCTGCCAACGTCAGATGAAGAAGAAGAACAAATGATGGATGGCGACGACATCTGTGTGCATGTTGTACGACTGTACGAAAGCGGTCAACAAGCATCACAAGTTATTGACGCTAACCCTGCGGTCGCTTGGCGAGCAACAAACAGAGGGTGGAACGAAATAAAAAAACAACCCCCCGCCTCGGAGAAATGAGAGATAAAAACGAGGCGAGAGGTTGCGACCCAGATATTACTTGATGAGGAACAACAACACAACTATCGGAGCTAAAATTCCCAGAACAATGTAGTCGTCGGCAACAGCAATCATGTTCTTTTCCTCTCTATCAGACGGCCAACACACCAGCCGACAGCACCGATAGCGACCGACAAGGCAACATCTTTACCGGTAATTAGATGAACGTATCTTTCTGCCAGCATCATTTCTCCTTCCCATAAACATAAGTGCCAGACAAACCATGCTGTTCAGCCAACGCCAACAACGCTTGACCCAACTGCTCAATCACATCATGGGCAGGCCAACAGTCGTGATCGAACTGCCACTCACGGTAAGTATGTAAAGCTTCCGCTACCTCATCGTGAACAAACTCCCAGTCAGTCATCAGGCTCACCCCAACTCTCAATCTCGTCATCGGATATCAGCAAACGAAAAGACTCTAAGCGGTACACCTCTGACCAGTAGCGTTTACATTCCCAGCATTGCCATAGTTCTTGCACGCTGTTGTCAAGGAACTCATCTTCTATGCGGTCAAGGTTTGTTGAGCGACAGTCATCGTGTGGGCATCGGGTAATTCTTGGGAGCCACATCAGTTGACCTCCTCTCTAGCATTGAGATCGGCACACGGATAGTACCAACCCACTCACCACCATCGAACGCACGGGTTTTCTGACCCAACGGGTCATCGAAGTCCTGCTCAATAATCATTACCTCAATACAAATGTTCTTCGGGTCAGTGTCTAAATCGACGTTGATATCCACAAACATTCCGAGCGTGGCAGGGAACTCATGGTATTCGTCGTCATGCCTTTGGGTGACGGAACGATCTGGGTTTGGTTCCAACATCACGATGCCACCTCCCTCAACTTGGCAAGCGCACGCCTGCACATCGCAGTGTACGCAGGCGCATCCTCAGCAAACTCAACCTGATAATCCATATCGTCAATGAACTGAACCAACGCAGGCCGAGTCAAACTAACCACACAACTACGCTTACCTGCTTTGATAAACGTGATGGTCGCACCTTCCTCGTCGATGTGAGGGAAAACATCCCGCTCATCACCATCTTGGTACAACCTGTTCATGTGGTCAGAAAGCGCAGACGCACTAATCTGAACTACAATATCTTCCATTTCATTTCTCTCTTTCTCTGTTGTTCGACACTCAACTAAGAGTACCGATAAATAACATCATAACATACTTGTCAAGACTTGTCAAATATTTTTTCTACTTGAATAAACAAACTGTACATACGTTTCTTCGCACCATCACGATACGACTCATCCAACACACGCGCAGTACGCATAGCGATGTTCACCTTCCCCAACGTGCCAGCCTCAGAATGACGACGACCAGCCTGGTACACAGACTGAGCCTCACCTTGACTGAACTCGCCATCCAGCTGAACCCACTCATTATGAGTTGACTCACCAATTTGTGTAAAAATCTCTGACCATTTCTGGTAACTCGTTTTCTTTTTGTATGCACGCTCAGGTGGTGTGTCGCACACTGTCCACGTTACTTGCTCTCCATTGTTCATTACTTACTCTCTTTCTTTATCGGTTCTATTGACATTACATATTCCATCGCAGACTCAAACTGTCTACGCTCTCGGCTTGCATCTGGGTGGTCAAAAACTTCCATATCTTCAACCTCCGCTTCCCAAAAATTCATAGCACGAACTATCGTTTCCCATCGTTGTCTCGTAAGCCTCACGACTCCACCTCCGTGTAATCAAGAGCCTCCCACAATAACTCGGACATATCGTAAGACCCCACACTGCGAAACGGTTCGTTACCACCACGATACGACGACGCAACGGTACTCCACCTATCGCAACAGTCACACTTACGTTCTACCTCAACAGAATGAGCAACATACCCATATTCGAGAATGTTCATCAAAACCTCACGAGCACTCTCAATCATCACATCATCCATGTCATCGTCAGGTTGCCACCACACTGCATCGTAACGAGTCTTCAACAGACGAGCACGTCCATCAAAACCTTCAGGCCTTTGAGCGTTACACCCAAACCGATATGGGTGAGAGTCAGCTCTCTCAATCTTCCCATACCAGTCGTCATCACGAACATCGCAAAACTCATCATCCTCTTCACGGAACGTGAACCGAAACGTACCTTCGGCACACTGCCATGTTGGGCGTTCACCTTCCAAAAGACTCTCAACAATAGAGTCATCGGGAATGTTGTCAACTAGCGACAGTCTCATTAGTTCTCTCTCTTTCTCATGTCACCATGTTTCTTCGGTCTGTCAAAATCGTTGCGAGTATCCCACGCATAGAGTCCAACTCGGAACACTGCCAACAATGCGAGCGCAGTGAAACCTATCTTCATATCCATAATTTGTGTCTCAGTAAAATGTGCGATCACGACGCAACCTCTTCGCAATAGCACTCACCTATCTCAACCTCAGTCTCAATGTAATGCTCTTCATAGTCGCCATTCTCTGCCAACATGCGAGCCTCAGCCTCAGTCTCAGCCTCTACAAAAATGGTGAAGAATGACATGCGAGTCATGTCTAATTGGTAAAGCTTACTCATCGTCGTCAACCTCCCACTCGCCAACACTCAGCGAATACAAGTCATGCACAACATCGGGTCGCACATAGTCATGCTCATTATCAACTATCCACTGTTCGCACTCGTTAAGCGTGCCAACAAACTCAGGGTACTCACTGTCAGGTAGGCAACCTGCACTCGCATACCACACACAATACGTTGTTCTCATTTCTCTCTCTCTTTCTCTGTTGTTGTGTAACGTGAACCTCGTAACTCTGGCAGTCGCAACATTGGCGACCCCAACTAACTAGACGAAACTGCTCGCCAATTTCGCCAACCTTGCCACACGAATAGCACTCTAATTCGTAACCCTGCGTGTGCGCTGAGTCTTTTGCTCGATCGCTCGGACTCTGCCAGACTGCGCTCACGATGCCATCTCACATTCTGCGTCACGCAAGTCGTCAGCGTAACACTCTAAGAGATGGCGTGCGACACTCTCTCGCACATCCTTAGGGAACACACTGCGAACAGTACCGCCGAACTCCTTACAATACTGGCGAGCTGCCTCACTGACAAGATACATCAGTAACGTGATCGCCTTATCACTGTCGAAGTTGCCTCGCACCATATGCCGATCAAGGTTTCGCCAGAACTCTGGGCGACGATCCATCCATAAATGATGATCGTTCACAATGTACAGACGCAACTCTGTTGCCTCGTGTGAATATGTCATGTTGTCTCTCTTTCTCTGTTGTTGGGTTGAGCAGTTTTACAACATGCTCAGGTTGAGTAGGTCAGTCTCAGATACCTAGAAATGTCTCAATACGGTCTAAAGCACGCTCGTAATGTTCACGAACAAGTTGGGACTCGGCAGAATTCCACTCGTATGTGTTGGCGAGTTCATCCCACGCCCCATCGTCTACGCAACGGTAATAAACACCATTCACAAACGCTATCTCCTTACCCTTGAAACGAGCCTCGGAATTTCTCATATCTCTCTCTTTCTCTATGTTGATAACACTGTATCAGAAACTTGCGAACTTGTCAACCCATTTCGCAAAACTTTCCGAAATTTCTTTCGGGTTCTCTCTCAACCCGATAACAACACCATAACACACCATCACACCAATGTCAACCCCACACCCATCATTCTTTCAGATAGCCACCCATCACACCCAACGATACCCCAAACACATGTTCGACAAACATACGTTCGACCATAGGCGCACTGTGTTAAGCATCCCTAACATGTTAGGCAACCTTTACACGATGGGGGGGGTTATCCACAATCGAACGTTTGTTCGCCATGCCCCCACGCCCACATTATGATGAATAACGCCAGAGGGGTTACCTTCGGTGCCGCCAGCCGACCGGCTATCTGCCGAAGGCAGGGGGGCCGTACATCCATATTATCTGTGTTTGAGATGTGTGGTTTTGTTGGATTGGTTGGGAACTTAGGGAGGTGTTTGTCCCCCATCAGGGTGCCGCTGTTCCTGATTCCCGCTCGTTGTCGTGGAGCTTTACGTTTAGGTTGGTTTTTGTCGCCCTCGCGGGTTCGTGCTTCTCTCGTCTTCCTGCCTTAGCGAGAGTTCCTATGGGATCGTCGTTTACGCATGAGAGATCGACCACGTTTCCGTGGGTTGCGTCCCGCCCTGTGCAACGAGGGTACGACCTGAGCGGCCTGCGTGGGCCGGTGGTTAGATTATATCATTGCAGTTTGGGCATGGGTGTGCGTATGAGTAGCCTTTTTCATCTGTTTTTGTGATGTGTCCGGTGCTGTCGCATCTGTTGCAGTGATGGGGTGTTGGTTGGTCGTATGGTCTGGATGGTTCTGTGGTTCCGTATTGGTCGAGGTGGCTTCCTGCGTTGAGCCAGGAGGATGGCATCGGGATGTAGATGTCTTCTCTTGATAGTGGGCTGCCTGTTGTTGCGATTTGTTGGCGTGTTGCTTCAATGATTGCTTGTGGGCTGGTTGTTTTGGTTGCTGTTTTCCATGCTTTTTGTGCGGCTTTGCGGTTGACCCGTTTCGGGTAGGTGTTCCACCATTCCTCGAAGTGGTTTATTGGCTTTGGTTCTATGGCTATGGTTACTTCGTCACTGGCGGGAGGGGGTGTCGTCACCAGCGGGAGGGGGGTATCATCACCCACGGGAGGGGTATGGTCATGGGCGGGAGGGGTGCTGTGGATAACGTACCTGTTTGACAGCATTTGTTGTGGATTGTCGGGGTTGCGTCTGTGGTGGACGGTGATGAAGCCGTGTTCGACGAGTTCTTGTATGGCTCGGTCTACTGAACTTGCGCTTGTGTGTGCGAGTTTCGCTATTCTTGCCCGTCCGGGGTGGCAGCTTCCTGTTTGGTCTGCGTGTCTGCGTAACACTCCGTAGATGCGTACCGAGATGTGACTGATGTCTGCGTACAGGACTTTTTCGGGGATGATCGCAAAGTAGTCTGTTGCACTGATTTCGTATTGCATTTTGCCTCCTACAGCAACCGTGTTGAACGGTTGTGTTCACTGTAGCACCTGTGGTATGCTTTCTGCAACTCGGAGGGGTTCGAGTTATGTATTGCACGGATAGAGCGGGTCGTTCACCCACCTCCTAAAAAATAAAGCGGCGTACGGCCTGCTCTCCGTGTATCATGTGATGGATGTCAGGAACAGACCGGTCAGGTAGACGCAACGTACCGTTAGAAGACAAAGCCCGTTTCTGGCAAGCCCGTGCAGCAGGTATCTCCATCAAAGAAGCCTGCAAAATTGCGGGCATCCATTACAACACCGGCCAAAAATGGGATGCGAAACGCCGCAAAATTGAAGCCGATCAAGCTGCCGCAGACCTCGGAGTTAAAAAAGCGAACGCAAACTCTGGTAGGGAACGCCGAGAACTACGATCTGTCATTGACGAAGCCGGTGACCTGCCACCAGTCATCCCATATGAGCGTCTGAACGAACGAGCAAAACGAGGCTGGGACGACTTTGACTACTTCCGGCGCGTCTATCTAGGTCGAGTCCCGTCACCCTGGCAGGTAGACGCAGCATACAAAATTGTTCAACACCTAGAATCCGAAGAAAAAGAATTTCTGGTACTCAACTGTCCACCCGGTGCCGGAAAATCCACGCTTTTTCACGACGTAGCAGTCTGGTGTATCGTAAGGAACCGTGCGATCCGAGTCCTTATCGGCTCGATCTCGCAAACACTAGCAAAACAATACTCTCGACGTATCCGTGAAACCCTTGAACGGCCTGTCGCTTTGACTGTTGACCCAGAACAAGTGAAGAAAGGGCTGGCGGTAGACGCAGAAGGCTGCCTCGCCCAAGACTACGGCAGGTTCAAACCGTTAGCTTCCGGTTCGTTGTGGCGTGCAGAAGAATTTGTGGTGGAACAGTTCATTCCTGGCGGGCTAGACAACAAAGAACCCACCGTTTCTGCGTACGGTATCGACTCAGAGTTCATCGGTCACCGTGCCGACCTGTGCTTGTTTGACGATGTGGCCTCACCGGAAAACGCTAAAGAATCTGTTGCCCGTGACCGGCTACTGGAACGCTGGGATTCTATGGCTGAGGCACGCTGTGACCCTGGCGGGCTGGTGAATGTGATCGGTCAGAGGCTCGGCCCCGGCGACTTGTACAAACATTGTTTAGACAAAGTGACGTACGACGACATTGAAGAGGATGACGGCGAGGATGCAACCGCAGAAGACTCTTTGGCTGACCCAGTACGCATACCGAAGTACCATCACCTGATTTACAAAGCGTATTACGAAGAGTTGGACACCGGTAAACAGTCCCGCCGTAAGGATGCACCGGCATGGCCGGAAGGACCGTTGCTTGATCCGGTGCGTTTACCGTGGAAAGACCTGTCGTTTGTCCGATACAACCAGCCACAAAAGTTTCGTGTTGTCTACCAGCAGGAAGACATAGATTTGGATTATCAGCTTGTGGAACGCCCACAGTTGATTGGCGGTATCGCATCAGACGGTGTGGAATATCCGGGTTGCATTGACCGTGACCGTTTCCCGGGAAACATTATTCGTGGGTTGAAACCGCCGTGGGTGTCAATCATTTCGGTTGACCCTTCGCCAGCAAACTTTTGGGGGGTTATTTGGACTATCTATCAGCCCGATCTCGGTTTGTATCACGTTGTCGATATCGAACGCACCAAACTTACAGCAGAAGACCTGCTCGGTTACGATATGTCTACTGGCCGATATACCGGAATTCTTGACGACTGGTGTGATCGTGCCGAGGACATGGGGTATCCGGTGTCACATATTGTTGTTGAGATTAACGCAGCGCAACGGTTTTTGTTGGCACACGATTTTGTGCGACGTTGGCAGGCGTTACGACAGGTGCTGGTAATCCCGCATACCACGTCACGCAACAAGCTGGATGAGAACTTTGGTTTGGAAGCGTTGATTCCTCCGGTTGTCAGGTCAGGTTCGTTGCGGTTGCCTCGCATGTCGGAGAACTGGAAAACGTTGGCGTTGGTGCAAGAGTTGGAAACTTGGACTCGTGACAAGAAGAAGGGGACTGACTTGGCAATGGCGTTGTGGTTTATGTTGTTGCACGCCCCGAAGTTGACGGAACCTAAACGTCCACCTCGCATGTGGCGACCTTCCTTTCTTATTGATGCGTAGTGCTATACTGTGTCAAGGTTACGAACAAAGGAATACCAATGCCAAAAGGTAGAATGCCAAAAAACAAAAATCCGTATACATCTGGTCGCGGGTCTGGACGCACAACTCGGTCAAGTCGCGAGCGAGCCATGACTGCGGCTGATGCACGCGTCCGAGGCACCACCCGATTAAATCCTTCACGCACAGCGGCAGAAACCTATTCACATCCAAATTTGGATTTCGTTCGCGCTATGGTGAAGATTCCTCGCAACCGACGTGGCCGCTAATCAAATTTGCAACTAATTATTAGTTGTTAAATTGATTTGCGAAAACTGTTCTAAACAGTTTGACCCGGTGGCAACCCGTTGGCGATGCCCGCACTGCGGATTGAAGCATCACTGCTGCGGATAATGGTATCCTTAGCGTAAGACTGTCAACTATCTTGGAGTGCGCGTGAGGACTATCGAAGAAATTGTAGCGATGTACAATCATCGTCGCCGGATACTGGGTCCAGTCCACGACCAAATGTTGAAGGTGCGTGAACTTGCTAAAGGCGACGTGATCGTTCCGTTGAACGAACTAGACAAGAACGCTAAAGCATCTGTCGCCAACTTGCTGTCTGTTGGCCTTGACCAAATGTCGATGCGTGTTGCATCCACAATGCCACACCCGTACTTTCCTCCAATGAAGGAAGGTTCGGAACGTTCTAAAGATTTGGCTTCGCTGCGCCACAAAGCAATGTTGGCGATGTGGGATCAGAACCGGATGAACATGAAGCTCCGGCGACGCGCCCGCCATCTGCTCGGCTACTCAATGTCACCTGTCGTAGTGAAGCCGTGTTTCCGTACGAACGCACCGAAATGGCATTTGCGTAACCCGCTTGACACCTACCCGTCACCGAACGAAGATCCAGACAACCCTGTCCCAGAGAACGTGATCTTTACCTATCGCAAACCGTACTCGTGGCTCATCCAAATGTACGGTCCGCAGGTTGATGGCCGTCTACGGGTTGGCCGACCAGAACCAGACACCCAGTTTACGTTGCTGGAATATGTTTGCGAGAACGAAATTGTGGTTGGTGTGCTGGGCGCAGAGGATGATCCGTCGCTGAACTACATGGAACGTGCTGGTATGGAAGTGCTTGAACTGGAGCGCATCGTTAACCGTGCCGGTTGCCCGCTGGTAATTATCCCGCAACGCATCACGCTTGACACACCACGAGGACAGTTTGATGACATGCTCGGAATGTTTTACACCCGTGCGCGTCTACAAGCATTAACAGAAATCGCTATTGAGCGAGGCATTTTTCCAGACGAATATCTGGTTGCCCGCCCCGGTGAGAACCCTGAAATTATTGCGTTGGCTGACGGTAAGCGTGGCGAGCTGGGCATTATCAAAGGTGGCGACCTACAGATCCAGCAGGTCAACCCCGGCTACAAAACCGATACGGCTCTTGACCGCATTGAACGGCAGGAACGTTTGGAAGGTGCAATCCCAGCAGAGTTCGGTGGCGAATCTGGCACAAACATTCGTACAGGTCGCCGTGGCGAAAACGTGCTGTCAGCAGTTGTGGACTACCGAGTGCAGGAAGCACAAGACCTGTTTGCATCTTCTCTGCTGGAAGAAGACAAGGTTGCTATCGCAATCGAGAAAGCTTATTTCGGTTCGCAACCCAAATCATTCTTTATGCCGGGGCGCGCACAGTCCGGCAAAGTTGATTACACCCCGAACAAAATTTGGGAAACCGATTTCCACTACGTTTCGTATTCGGCTTCTGGTTCCGATGTTAACAACCTGATTATCGGTTTGGGTCAGCGTATGGGTACTGGCATGATGTCAAAAGAATCTGCCCGTGAAGCCGATCCGATGATTAGCGATCCAGAACTAGAGCGTGATCGCATCACCGCCGAAGGAATTGAGGCAGCGTTGTTGGCATCCATCCAGCAGCAGGCCGCTAACCCAGAAGGTCCGTACCAGCCTGCCGATCTAGCATCGCTCACTAAGAAAGTGATGTTGGAAAAGAAATCGTTGTTTGACGCTGTTAAAGAAGTTGATGAGGAAGCCCGTGAACGTCAAGCAGCGGAAGTTCCGGCTGGCGCACCTGAAGGTATGCCTGGTTTGGCTATGCCAGGGATGGGTGCTGAGGCACCGATGGCTCCACCACCTGAGCAGGGTGCTGGCGGTATTGAAGCTCTACTCGCACAACTCGGAGGCTGACAATGGCCGATTATCCTAATCGTTCTGATCTTCGTAATTCTGCTACGTCTACTGCTCGTTTCACTGGACAAACCTATGGTGAGGGCGCAGCACAAGAAGCATCACAGCAAGCGGTAAGGCCGGGTACATCACCGGCCACTTTACAAGGACAAGCTGCCGCAGCACAGGCACCTCGCCCCGGAGCAAAAACTTTTAATCGTCCTACTGAACGACCGAACGAACCTTTGACTGCTGGAGCCAACTTCGGTCCGGGTCCGTCAGCGATGGATCAACGTGTTCGTGGGCGGATGATTCCATCTGATGACACGCTGGAACGTTTGATTGCGTTGCACAATATGTTTCCGAACGATGGGTTAAGGTCAATCATCAATCAGATGTTAGAACAGGGTCGATAATGGCGCGTCCTTTCTATACGCCTGACGAAGAAGAGCAGATGCTTGCGGAGATTGCCGATGTCGGTGGTCGTCAAGCACAGATACGTTCTGAACTTGCATCATCAAACGGGCAAGAACTGTCAGATGTGATTGCAGATATGAACGTTGCGTTCCCCAGTGTTCAGGCAGACGTTTTGCTTGCAGCGTCACAAGCGATGGTTTCTGGTGTGATGACCGAGGACGAAGCTTTCGGGTTTGTCCAAGATTTTCAAAACAAAGCAATTTTAAACGCCCAGAATATGGCGCAACAGAATCGTGGCGTAGGTGGCGGTGCTGGTGGTGGCGGTGCAGAATCACCCGATGAGAGAGGTTGGTTCTCTAAGTATGTTAAAGATCCATTGTACGGCGGCCTCAAAGGGGCAAGCCGAACCACTATTGCTGGGCTAAGTACCGTTGAACAACTATTGACAAACGTTGAAACACGTTTACCGCAAGAAGTTGTACGTCCCGGCGACATGGACAAAGCAACATGGACGTTAGAAAGTCCTGATGGAACAAAGACAACGGCTTATCGCCCCACAGCGTCGTGGTGGGACCCTAGAGCAATTCTTGCAACCACCGACCTTTACCAACTTTTGTCAGGGAAAGATACCGGCAGCGGTTTTTTTATTGAAGGTGAAGCACGATTAGCGCAAGCAGAAGCAGCGAAAGATTATCGTGGCGCAATTCAAGTCCCCAACCCTAACGCTCCTGGCGGCGCAGGTTTTGACATTGTTGGCATGACCCCTGGTCGAATTCTTGGAACAGCGTTTGCTCGTCCCGGCTCAGAACAGTACAACAATGTGTCTGGTCTTGTTGACGCAACATTGGTAATGACTGCGCCTACTGGAGTCCCAGCGGCTAAAAGTGCGGTTAAAGGTGCAACTGGTGCGGTTTCTAGCGCGACTAAAGGTTCGCTGCGACAAACGTTCGGATTGACGAATGGGGTGACCCCGTTTGTGCGACCTGAGAAAGTTTCTGGGTGGCTGGCTTCTGGCGACGGGCAACGTCTAGTTAGGAACGTTGCTGGCATCAAAGACATTTCTGATGCTCGACGTTTGTTGCCGAACGCCAACGCCCGTGTGTGGAACGATCTGGTTCAAACAACAAATGAAACTGAAGCATTGGTGACACTTGAAAGAGTGTTGGGTGCCGAGCGTGGCGCGATGAATGTTTCTGAAATGGATTGGTCTAACTGGAGCAACGTTAAAGCGTCAGTTTTGAGAAATCCTGTTTCTCGGTATCTGTCTGTTGAAAGAAAGTTGACCCGTGCGCCGTCACGAAATCTGGTTCTCGGTTTCGCTAACGATGCCGAAATTACTGAAACTGTCAAAAATGCAGAGGATTGGCTGAAGATTGTTTACAGTTCTCCTGCTGAACGCAACCCAGTATTGAACCGTTTGACTAATGCCTTGTTGGATAACAAAGGCGATATCAAGGATTCAATCACCGAATTCAAAACTATTTTTGCTGATGCTGTGGAAAAGTTTGGGGTTCCACGCGCATTTGCTGAAGAGGTGTTTGAGCGTGGCATTAAAGAAGGCGACGAGATGAACGCCTTCAACGCTTTGGACGACAGCGGTCTGGGCGACATTTACAATGCTGTCGCCACACGCTATTTTTTCCAAGACGAAACAGGCAAACTTGTTCCAGGCACAATGTCTACTCGTTCAAAAAAGCGGGGCTGGCTAGATTCAGAACATGCACGTTACAAGATTCAGATGCCTGACCCTAGAGCAGTACAGCGTTTAACGAAACCGTACAACTGGATGTTCAGCAGGGCGGGGGTTAACAAAGCTGGGAAAACAATCACTAACCCTCCGTTGCCTAATGCGTTAACAGAGTTAGGTAAACCACGGCTCCCCGTCGCGGCAATGGACTTTGTTCACAACAAAGTGTTCAAACGTGCAGCTCTTGGTTCGGGTGGTTACGGTTGGCGAATTGCAAACGAAGGTTTGTTTGCCCAAAGTTTTGCGCCGGGAATTAGAACAGGGGTGTTTCACCCTGTTGAACTTGCTTCGGCGTTGCTGTTTCGACGCAAACGTGTCGGCAAATACAAAGGTTCAGTCACCGGCGAACAATGGAGCGATGTACTAGGTACGTTTCGCAACAAAGCAGAAGCCGACAAAGTGATTAGCGAAACTTTCAAAGACGCTGTTGAATTTGTCGAAGGTGGTCTTACAAAAGACTTAGATCCTGGTGTGCTAGAAAAAGCAACGTATGCGGCAGGAGCATGGCGACCGGCTCGAAGAGAAGCAGAATTTTATGTTCGCCATGTTGCAGACAATATCCACTTGATTTCAAACGACCGCATCACCCGTTTAATTGCAGAAGGCAACACCCCGCAACAAATTGTTGACATGGCTCAGGCCGGTGACAGAAGGATTTTATCTGCCTTAAAAGATTTTGAATCCCGCAAAGCCGGAGAAGGTTTCCTTGATCTTGGAGGCCAATCTCAAAAAGGTTCGTTTAAAATTTTTGACCAGAACGGCAACATAATTCGCAGTAACGCTGTTGGCATCATTGAAGATTATTTTGTGCAACGGTTCCGCAGGTTCACTGTGGGTGACTCACGACTCGTTGACATTGTTAAGAATGGTGGCGATTTTGGCAAGTTCCTACCTACTGGCGCAACGGAAGAAGTCAACGCGTTCACAAGATTGCAGCAAGGTTTGTTTGGTCCTGAAGCAGTAGCAGATTATTCTGACGAATTCATTGATGTTGTCAAAGAAATTTTGGAAACCACGCCTGATGCGTTTCCGATGTGGGTTAAAGGGCGAGTTAACAGAACTACAAACGTAGTAACCAAAGCACCCGAATCACAAAAAGCTGTGTTGCGGTCGTGGGATAATTTCACTCGACGACTGTTTGCAAACATTTTGACTCGACCGGACAAGACGTTGAACCGTTCTGTTGTTTGGAGAAAGTTTTACCACGAAGGCATAGACCTTCTGTTGCCTCAACTAGATCAGGACGAAGCAGCCAAAATCGTTGACAACATTAAAAAAGCGATGGCTGATAACAAAGTTAAGTTCACTGACGCACGCGCTGGCAGATGGATCGGTTCAAAAGAAACATGGGATCGTATTGTTGGTTACGCTGACGGAACTGTCCCAGCCACCGGTTCACGAACTTTTGAAGAAATTGATGCTGTTGCTAGAGGTTTTGCGGCAGATAACGCAGCGTCCGTTCTGTATAACGCTACAGAGCAAAGTAATCTTGCTGTTGCGTTAAGTGTTCTTGAACCGTTCGCTAACGCTTTTAAGGACGGTGTGACGCGTTGGCCCCGATTGTTGTTGTCGCAACCCAACGAAACTAAACGCTTGTACAACGGCTTTGAAGGTTTAGCACAAGCAGACCCAGATCAAGACGGTCAAGGATATTTTTATCGAGATCCAACAACAGGGCAGTGGTCTTATGCGTATCCTACCGGCCTGTTGGGTAGTGAAACCGTAGCAAGTTTGTTGTACGGCATGGCTGGCGCAACACTCGGAGGAGCGATGCTCGGTTTGCCTGGAGCGATTGCTGGTGGTGGGGCAGGCGGATATTTAGGGTATTCAACTTCGCAAGCCGCAGCGGAAAGCGATTTAGATTTTCCGCTTGTCGGGCAGCTGAGAACGGCGAACGTTGCTATTTCTGCGATGCCTTCTGGCGGACCGGCTCTAACGATCCCTGCTACCGCCCTTTTGAGTTGGGGGCCAACAAGACGTGTCATTCCGAAAGCTGAAGATATTTATGCGTGGATGACACCGTACGGTGAGCAAAGCGCAGAATCTTTGGTTGTGCCATCTTGGGCGCAGAAAATGGCTGACATTATTTCTAGTGATCCGAATACGCCAAGCCTTGTGGCTGATGCAAGACTCCAAGCGTATGACGCTTTGTGGGCGACAGGCAAGTACACGTCAAGGACTCGTGATCCAGATGAACAGGCGCAACTGAACGCCGATCTTTTGGATGATGCTGCTCAGGTGGCTCAGCATATGGTGCTGCAACGCGCTCTAGGCCAGTTCATTTTGCCGATGCGTCCAAAGATTGAGGTGATGGTTCCCACCCAGTTTGAAGGTCAGATAACCATTGACGAAATCACAACGATGGTTAATGGAAATGTTTCTAACGCAGTTTTGTCTAGGGCGTTAGGGTTGTTGCGTGAAGAAGATCCTGCTACGGCCGTAAGGAAATATATAGAGTTTTTTGGTGAAGACGCAATCGGTTACATGGTTGGAAAAACCTATACGAACATTGATGGTTTGCAGGCCACCAGACAGTTTGACCAGTGGGAACGAGATAATCCTGACATCGTAAAAAATGTTCCTGACGTGTACCCGTATTTTGCTGGCCGTTTAGGTACCGATATTGATTTCACTAAGTATCAAAGCCAGATCGCAAGCGGTCAGCGTGAACGTTGGCAAGATCCTGAGGCTCGACGCGAATCGGCAGAGTATTTTGTTGGTTCCCGTTTGTATCAGTCTGTTCTTGCGTCTATGGATAACGAACCGAATCCGTTGCAGAGAGAGTATTTGAAAACCTACCGTGAGAATCTTGTCGAAATTTTCCCTGGTTATGGGACCGCCCCGTTTGATATCAACGAGTTGCCTCGCAAAATTTCCCAGTTGGAAGAGGCTTCTCGTTTGGAAGTGACTCAAAATAATGAGGTTGGTACTGCGTTGCGTAGTTATTTTGCTATGCGTGATCGTGTGTTGGAAGCTGCGGATGCTAGAGGGTCTGGTTTGTCAACGGATGAGAACACTGATTTGCGGTCTGTGTTGTTGTTGCATGGTATTGGTTTGACTCAGCAGTATCCGTCTTTCCAGATGGTTTGGGACGATGTATTATTTAGAGAGATTGACAGTTAAGGGTTATCATGACGAAGTTTCCTCAACAAGTTGATGGTCAGGGTTCTGGTTCTGGTTTGTCTGCCGATGATATAGCGGATATAGTGGAGGCCACCGTTAATGCGCTGACAGTTGACGAAGAAGACGAAAACAAACTTAACCAACCGCCGTCGCGTGGAGCCAACTACTCCGGTGTCAGACCAATAGGATATCGACCGACACCAACAACAATCGGGGTGCCTGGTATCAGCACGGGGGGAACTGGTTACGACTACGAAACAAACGAACCCGGACTTGTCGGTTTAGACGGACAGTTTCTTGTTGACGCAAATGGCGAACGTTACATTTACGACCCTAAAGTTGAAGGTTTCAACGCCTACTACAACAGTTCAGACGAACAAAGAGAACTTATCGCAGATGTGTTACGAGACACAGGGTTCACCATTGAAACCATTGACGACTATATAGACGGATACACCTACCTGTACAAGTTCGCTAACGATTCAGGTGTCAGTTTTGATCGAGCAGTTTTAGATTACAGACGTAACGCCCCCGCAAAAAAACGGGGAACAGGACCTACCTATAGGGTTACTTCTCCTGACGATATTAAAGCTGTAGCAAAAAGTGTTGCGTATCAAACGTTGGGTCGTGGTTTCACTGAAACCGAAGCGAACGATTTCGTTAAGGCATATCAGCAACAACAGATTCAGGCGCAACAGCAGGCTTCAGCGGGGGGTGTGGCGACAGCCGCATCAGATATTAGTGTTGCCGCTGAACAGTTTGCTCAGAATGTTGCTCCGACTGAGGCTATGGGTATTAAGTTTGCGAGCCATGTTGGTGGTTTCGCTGAAGCGTTGAAGGCGGTCTGATGTCTGACAATATAGATTACGAAGCGTTGGCTGAGGCAGAGTTTTTGTCTGCTCCCCGAACCACATCAACACAAACAGATACATCTGCATCAACACAAACAGATGCACCTGCCGCAGAAGAAGACATCCCAGTGTCTTGGCAAGAAGCCGCAGAACAACTATTCCCAGAATACTGGGCAATCATTTCAAGCAACGAAGAAGTCAAAGAAGTCATCAAACAGGCTTACGAAAATGATTGGGAACCTGGTGGCGTAAAGTTCACGCAGGCGCTGCGTGCAACAGAATGGTACCAGAACACCACCGCATCAGCACGCGAATGGGATTTGGAAAGCGCACAAGACCCAGCCACCTACCAAACGTATGTTGACAATCGTGCTTCCGAGATTGCCGCAAAAGCGTTAGAGATGGGTGTCAGGTTGAACCCAGTTCAGATATCTGATATTGCTACACGCAGTTTGCGTGAAGGCTGGAATGACACAACGATTGACAACATGATCGGCAAAAAAGCTGTTTCGTTGACGGGCGACGAAGGAACAGCTGGCTTAGTTCAAGGCTATTACGGTGACGAAATGAAAAAGGTTGTCACCAAGTATGGTGTGAAACCCTCAGATACGACGTTTAACTCTTGGGTTCAACGTATCGCTACGGGCGATGAATCAATCTCAACGTTTGATTCTTACATGCAGGCTCAGGCCAAAACAATGTATCCTGCGTTGGCAGATCAGTTTGATGCGGGTCGCACGTTTGAAGATGTGGTTGCCGGATATCGTGAGATTGCTTCCAACACGTTAGAGATCAATCCTGATTCAATTGATTTCACGAGTCCTGATTGGGCGAAAGCAATTACTTATCAGCCTGATGCTGGTAGCGGTGAGCAACGCATGATGAACCTGCAAGAGTGGGGAGATTATTTGCGTAATACCGAGTCGTTCGGCTACGAGTTTACTTCGCAGGCAAAAGACAAAGCGTATGCAACTGTTAACACCATCGCGGACATCTTTGGGAAGGTATAGCCATGTCAATGACAGGTACAGAGGAACAGGTTTCCGCTAAACAAATCATCGCCAGCTATCTCAGCCAATACGATCTGCAAGGTTTGGACGAGTTTGTTTACGATCTGGTGTTCCGTCAGAACATTGTTAGCGAAGCCCAATTAAAAACAAGGATTCGTGGCACCGAAGTGTATCGGGAACGGTTTAGGGGTAACGAGGAACGCCGAGCAGCAGGACTGAACGTGTATTCCGAGGATCGGTATGTCGAGTTAGAAAATTCTTATCGCTATTACCGTGGTTTGTCTGGTATGCCGGAAGGTTTCTACGATAGCCAAACTGATATCGCTAACTTTATTGCTAACGATGTTTCGCCTGACGAATACTATGCGCGCATTAACGAAGGGTATTCTGCTGTGCGTAACGCTGACCCTGAAGTTGTTGCGGAACTACAACGTTTGTATGGGGTCAATGAATCTGACCTTGCACAATTCTTCCTTGACCCCGAACGATCCCGTGAACGTTTGAAACAACAAGCACAGACAGCAATTATTGCTGGCGAAGCACAACAGTCCGGTGTTGATATTAGTTTGGCGCAAGCCGAAGAATTACAACGTCAAGGCATAACACAGCAACAAGCACAGCAAGGGTTCCAAGCCATTGAACAATCGCAAGAATTGTTCCAGGCGACAACCGAAGAACAGCAGGCTGGTATGGCTGGTTTGTCACAAGAAGAGCAGATTGCTGGCGTGTTTGGTACGTCAGGTGCGGCACAGCAACGGCTCCGTCAGCGTGCCCGTCGCCGTCAAGCGGCGTTTGAACAGGGCGGGCGTTTCGCTGGTCAAGGCGCAGAACTCACCGGACTACAATAACTTGTGATATGATTGTCCCGATGCCCACGGTGGGCAGGAACCCCGCAAGGGAGACATAGCAGCGTCACTATCTGCCTCCGGATGGTGATTGGGCAAAGGAGTGTACATATGGACAGCAACTTCGATGAAGAGCAAGAAGGCAGAAATCCGTTACGCGATCGGATGAGGCAGCTGGAAGCAGAAAATGCTGAACTGAAAGCGCAAGCAGACGCAGCGTCTAGCGCGGCACGAGAGTTGGCGTTCGTCAAAGCAGGTATTGACCCTGAGTTGCCGATCTCCAAATATTTCGTGAAAGCGTATGACGGTGACCTGTCGGCTGACGCTATCCGTGAAGCAGGTATCGAAGCAGGACTTCTGAAAGACACGCAGGCCGAAAGCATCAAGCAGGAAGCCGGAACGTGGAATCGGACAAACCAGATTGCGGCAGGTTCAGACAGTGAACCTCCTGTCGATTTTGTTCAACGCATTTCGCAAGCAAAGTCTCAAGCGGAAGTTGAAAAGTTGCTGGCCGAAGCCCAAGCACAATCCGAAGCCTTCTAACCGTTAGGGGGCTTCCTCTTTCCGAAAGGTTTGATCCCCAATGGCATATACCCAACAGTCATCAGTATCCGTCGATCAGGCGGCATTTGATCGGCTCGCATATTTTGCGCTCCGTTCAGAACTTTTGTTTGACGCTGTAGCAGACGTTCAGCCGACCCAGCAGGCGATGCCTGGTACGTCGGTTACGTTCACGATCTTCAACGATCTTGCTGAAGCGACTTCAGCCCTCACCGAAGACACTGACGTTACCGCTGTTGCGATGAGCGACAGCCAAGTGACAGTGACCCTCAACGAATATGGTAACGCTGTTGCTACGACCGCTAAGCTGCGTGGCACCTCGTTCCTTGACGTTGACACTGTTGCAGCGAACGTCATCGGTTACAACGCCGGTTCGTCACTTGACACCGTTGTTGCTGACGTGTTGAAGGCTGGTTCCAATGTCGCTTATGGCGGCGGCGGTGCAACCACCCCAACTTCTCGTACCACCGTTGCTGTGGAAGACGAGTTGGAAGCCAACGACATTCGTAAGGCAACCGCACAGTTGCGTGCAGCGAACGTCCCAACGTTCAACGGTTTGTACATGGGATTCATCCACCCGGACGTTTCCTATGACCTC